CAACGTCATGATGGGGGAAGCTCCATTACGAACTACTCTATTTATTCCATTTTCAACTAGGTTTTCTACAACTGCAATCGACTTATCCAGTATTAATACTATCTTTTTTGATGCACGGCTTGATGCCAATGATTCTCCGGGAGATTTTTATATCTCAAATCTTAGGGCAATAAGAACAAGCCAAACCCCGATAGCAATTATACGAGTAGATGATGGCTGTCCTTATGCTATCGACCTATTCCCTCAGATCATAGAGAAGGGGTGGGGAGCCTCTGTTTCGATGTATAGAGGATATGGGGTTCGTGCCGGGGATCAAGATTATTTGTCGCTTGCTGAGGCTCGTGGATTGCAGGCGCATGGATTTGAGTTTGTCAATGAAACCAGGGATCATCCGTATTTTAACGACATTGATAAAACCCAGACCCTTTATCAACATAAATCTAACCAGCAGTTTTTACGTCAGTATGGATTTGCACAGGCAGCAAATATACTTCTCAACCCATATCACAACACGAACGGGTGGTTGGTCGAGAAACTTAAACAGGATGGCGGAATACAATATTCGGGGCTTGGTGAATTTCCTAGCAGCATATTGTTTATTTCCGAAGCATTCAGCACGACACAGATGGGGTATTTCCTCGCAGATGATCAAGGTGGGGTTGCTACATTGATGAACCACTTCGCAGAATCACCATCGGCTGAATTATTTGGAACTTTCCTTGATTACATTGAAACTCATTTCTCTCATGTGATTTTAGCGACAGACCTATTGAAAAGATTCCCTGAGAATGTATATAAATACAGAGTCCCTGAAGTAGATTATGATTATGCCAGGGTTGAAACAATAGCCGCAGATATGAAATTTTATAATATGGATGGGGGGACGTTCAAGATTACTGCCTCTGCTGGGAGCTTGAGCCTGATTCCAACATTTGAGTTTGAGACCAGACAGCTTAAGGTTATTAATGACGGCACTAACTCCTTTACTTTTGATCCTACCTTTACCGCTGCTGGGACACATGATGGAGATGCTGAGGCTGAAACATTAGAAGATTCCGGCGAAAGTTGGAGCATTGGACAGTTGGTTGGACGGACTGTCAATAATATTACTGATGGGAGTTCGGGGGAGATCACTGACAATACGGGAACTGAGGTTCCGGCAGTCCTTTCCGGCGGCACAAATAATTATTGGAGTGTTGGGGACAATTATACGATCACTCCGCCCGGGGTAAATCAGGCAATAGGTGAAGACCAAATCGCAATTTTCTCTTACGATGGTGAAGGATGGAATGTGATTAGCCTTTATGATAAGTCGCCGTAGGAGAAGCAAACTCATTGGATGTTTCGATAAAAAGCCACTATGAGAAAACAAACATTAGAAGAAAGACTGGAAGAAAGCGAAAAGAATTATCGCACTTTTTTCTTCAAACCATACCCCTGGCAGGGGATGGCGCTGGAAAAGCTTAGAGAAAAAAACACAACTGCGATAATATCCTCGAATAAGATTGGCAAGACCGCCTTGGTCATTAATGTTCTGATTTCATGGGTGCTGGGGTATGAGCCGTGGGAATGCGTGGAAAAAGGCGAAGGAGTAGAGCGTGGCGGAGTATGGTATAGAGAATCTTCACTTGGAATAAAGCCTCCGGTTGACATAATCTTGACCGGGGAAGACTGGAAGTTGCATATAGGAAGGGTTTTAGTCCCTGAACTTAAAAAGTGGACTCCAACTGGATGGTACACCACTAAGAAGAATGAGCAGGGAACGGAATATTTTTGGACTTTTAATAACAAATCCACTCTGACAATTATGTCATATTCCCAAGATGATGACTTATTTGAATCGTTCCGGGCGCAGGGTGTTCTTATGGATGAACCACCCCCCAAATCGAAATATGCGGCAATGAGTCGAGGGTTATTGTTGGATAACGGGAAAACCATCTTGTCTTTAACACCGATTAAAGAAGCCTGGATATTGGATGAGCTTGTATTGAGCGGCAGAAAGGATGTTGGGATAGTTGACGGATTAAAAATAACCGACAACCCGGACTTGTACGGAAGTGACAGAGAAACCTTAAAAGACTTGAGTGATGAGCAGGTTGATGAATTTTTCAATCTGTTGCTATATGACAATGTTGAGAAAAAAACCCCCGTAAGCGACAAGGGAGCAAGAGCGGAACGATATCTTGAGAATCTGGTCTCTGATGAAACTATTATAAAACTAAAGGTGTTGAAATTTATTAAAGACATTGATCCTTCAGATGTTCCTCCGAGAATATTCGGGCAATTCAAGTCGTTGGTTGGGAGGGTGCTAAAGGAATTTGACCCTGATGTTCATGTGATAAAGCCTTTCGATGTCCCAACTGATTGGCCGATAACCGCAATGATAGATTTCCATTTAAGCACTCCACAGGCAATTTCATATTGGGGAGTTGATAAGTTGAACACCCATTATTGTGTGAGAGAAACGTGGAAAAATCTGTCTTCAGAGGCCATAGCTGATGACGTCATAAGAAAATTAAGAGGTGGGCTAAGAATAGAAAAAGTTTATATTGATCCATTGGCGAAAGGTGACACTGCCTATATGCGAAATCAGCTTGGAACAAACATAGAAGATGCGTTTACAATTATTAGCAATAAATTAGTAGAACATGGAATTACTCTGAGCATCGCATCTAAGGATAAAGTATCTGGCATAAAAAATATCGAGTCCTGGTTAAAAGGACCGAACAACCAGCCTACCTGCTTTCTTTTCGATGATTGTGAACGACATATATATGAAACTAAAAGATGGATCTATGATGATGATGGCAAACCTCAAAAAGAGAATGATCATTTCATGGAAAATTGGTATCGCTATACTCTAACTGGAGCAAAATACTCTGACTATGAAGTAACCCCGCTTCCTGCAAGACGATCTTGCGCGGAAAGGGCATGGATGGGTAATTAAATGAATGAAATCGTTAAAGAAGGGAAAGAGAGATACAAAATTGCTACGGAAGGTTGGAGGGATATCTACGATAAGGCCGCATCTGACCTGAAGTTTGTTTATGACATAGACTCAGGCCAATGGCCTGAAAAAACACGCACCCAGAGAGAGAAGGATGGACGCCCTGTAATCACAGTGAATAAATTACAGAAGTTTGTTCGCCAGCTTAGAGGTGATTTACAGCAAAATAGACCACGAATTAAAGTTATCCCAGTCGATGACAAGGCTGATGTCAATATGGCCGAATTGTACAATGGGTTAATTCGGCAGATAGAGTATTTGAGTTCAGCCAGTATAGCCTACGATACTGCATATATGCACGCCATATCATGCTCGATAGGTTTTTTCAGACTAGCAACAAGGCGTCTCGATAATAGCTGGGATCAGGAAATTTTTATAAAGAGGATATTGAACCCGTTTTCTGTAAAATATGACCCTTCTGCTGTAGAATTTGTATTGGAAGATGCAAATTGGTGCTTTATTGAGGAATTGATCCCAAAAAAAGATTTTTGTCGGCAATATCCAAAGGCTGAAGTCCAAGATTTTGGTGGAAATGAGACTCTATTTGGTGACTGGCTGTATCAGGATAAGGTTAGAATCGCTGAATATTTTTGGAAAGAACCAATTAAGAAGGAAATTGCCCAGTTGACTACGGGCGAAATTGTCGAGTTGACTAAAGACTACACAATCGAGAAGATCAAAGAACTTGGTGGCGAAATCTTGAGGGAGAGAACAGTTGATACCCATAAGGTCAAATGGTGCAAGTTCAACGGGGTAGAAATACTGGAAGAATCTGATTGGGCAGGTAAAGATATCCCAATTATCCCAGTATTAGGCGACGAAATAGTAGCCGGAGGGAAGAAGCACTATTTATCCTTAATAAGAGGTGCTAAAGGCCCAGCGGAAATGTATAATTATTGGTCGACCGCAGCAACCGAAACCGTTGCTCTTGCGCCAAAAGCTCCATTTATCATTGATCATCGGCAAGTCAAGGGGTTTGAGCCCGAATGGGAAGACGCCAACGTAACAAACCGGCCATACCTCAGATATAATGCGATTCAAGGACTTGGAAAACCAGAAAGAGAAAGACAAACAGAGATACCGTCAGCTATTATGGCAATGCTGCAAACCACAGCGTTTGATATAGAAGATCATCTTGGAAGATATGAATCTTCTAAGGGGGAAACATCCAACGAAAGAAGCGGCAAGGCGATTCTAGCAAGAATAGCGCAATCTGACAAAGGAACTTATACCTTTGTTGATAATCTCACTAGAGCAATAGTATACGCCGGAAGGCAAATGATCGACCTGATCCCCAAGATATATGACACTCAAAGAGCATTGCGAATTATGGGGGAAGATGAACAACAAGGGATGGTCAATGTGAATGTCCCAGTACTCGATGGGGAAGGTAACGCTGGTGTAGCAAATGATCTGTCTGTCGGGAAGTATGACTTAATCGCAACTGTAGGGTCATCCTTTGGATCGAAGCGTCAGGAGATGGTAGAGTTTCTGATTGGGGTTATGCAGTATGCACCACAATTAGCCATGATCATAGCGCCATTGGCAATAAAATATTCTGATTATCCGGGAGCTAAGGAGCTATTTGCTGAGATTGAGAAAGAAAAGGAAAAGATGCAAGCACAAGAAATGCAGGAAGGAGGTCAAGGTGGAGGAGCAAGGTAACGCTACTAAGGAACAAGCTGTTGGAGGAATGACCCAAGCAGAAATCGCAAAGCAAGAAGAGAAGCGGAAGGCAGCTTATTGGCAGTCCAGGGAAAAAAGGGAACTGGAAAAACGAGGATTGAAATGGCCGCTTCCTAAAGTTTACAGCACCGTCTATGTTTTCGATATGATGACAAGACAAAAATCACATAGATTAGCATGGAATCTTACTGGCAAACAGGAAACTCTGACCATTCGTTCCAAAGGAATGGCCAAGGCTTCTTTCGCGGTTGCAATACGAGTATTGAAATCATTGGGGTACAAAGAAGATTTAGAGGTAAAAGAGGAAAAAACGCCTACCGGGTGGTATTTTGATCTGGGCGCAAACCGTCAATAGACGCAAAGGAGAGTATGATGGAAGAATCGGCAAATGTCGCGGTAGAGCCAATAGAACCTGTAGAGCATACAGAGCCCATAGAACCTGTAGAACCAGTTGAACCAACCGAGCCTGTAGAACCTACAGAAACCACAAAACCGCCAAAACAAACGGCGCAAGAACGGATTAATGAGATCACTCGTGCCCGCAGAGATGCTGAACGGGATGCCGAATACTGGAAGGGAAAGGCAACTGCTTACGAAAAAGTTGAAAAAACAGACCCAGCTCCAAGTGGTAGGCCAAAGCAGGAAAATTTTGAAACCTTAGAAGAATACGAGGACGCAGTATATGACTACCGTGAGAAAAAAAAGGCAGTAGCAACCAACCAGAAAAACTTGGCCGAAAAACGAACCGAAGCTTTGAGAAGATTTAATGAAAACGCTGTCGATCTAAGAAAGGCACATGAAGACTTCGATGAAATAATCAACGTTCGTGTTTTTTCTGACGTTATGCAGGAGATAGTTTTTTCCACTGAGGCAGGTCCGGAATTAGCATACTATCTCGGATCAAACAGAGAGATCGCTACCAAAATCGCCAACTTACCTGATGAACTTCAACCTTATGAAATGGGAAAATTGGAGGCACAGATAAAACTGGCGCAGAAGACAAAGACAATAACAAACGCTCCACCTCCGGTTACTACTGTCGGAGACTCATCAGGAGGAGGCGAAAAAGACCCATCCAAAATGACAACAAGTGAATGGATGGCTTGGGATAAAGAGCGTGAAATGAACAAACTTAAAGAGAAAATGGGAGGCTAAAATGTCCAATACACTAAAAACCCTCGGTGATGGCGACATAACCAGAAAAGCATTATCGATTTTACACAACAACCTGATTTTTTGCAAGACGATCAACAGACAGTATGATGACCGTTTCGCAAGGTCAGGAGCCAAAAATGGGGGGACTTTGTTAATCAGAGAACCCAACCAGTTTACGGTACGCTCTGGAGCGGTAATGGACACACAGGACGTAACCGAGTCAACTCAAACTCTTACTGTGGCGACACAGAGGGGGGTTGATATCAATTTCAGTTCGGTTGAACTTACTCTTTCAATGGATGATTTTGCAGACAGGATTTTACGACCTGCCATGACAAGACTGGCCGCTGAAATAGACAGCATTGTTTTGACTGCTTGCGCCAAAGCCGTATACAATATGGTCTATACTACTATCGGCACAGCACCTGATACTGTGGATGTTCGGTCTGCGAGGGTAAAGCTCGCCAAAGGGCTTGCGCCAATAAGTGACAGGTTTATGATAATGGAATCGCTCAGCATGAATGCCGTTGCGGTTGATGTGCCAACCTGGTATCATTCCGGTTCGGAGATTGCCAAGGCATACGACACCGGCCTTATGGGTCGTTTCTCCGGTTTTGAATTTTACGAAACCGAAATGATCCCAACTGTCACCAATGGCTCAAGGGATGACACTACGCCGATATGCAACACTTCAACCGGGATTACCAGTGGTGATGCAACCATAACGACTTCTGGCGGGGACGGAACATTGGTGGTTGGGGATGTTTTTACTATCGCTGATGTTTACGCGGTAAACCCTGAAACTAAGGCGGCGTATGATCACTTGCAGCAATTTGTTGTATTGGAAGCCGAGGCTGCTGACTTTACTACCATAGAAGCTTCTCCTACTCCGATTACTTCGGGGGCAAAGCAGAATGTCTCGCTGGTGAGTGCCGGAGCAAGTAAAGCTCTTGTTTTTGTAGGCGCTGGCGGGTCAGGAACCGCTTCTACCGGATTCCCACAGAACCTGGCGTACCACAAAGATGCGTTTACCCTGGTAACTGCCGACCTTGAAATGATAAAGGGGGCTGATATGATGGCGAGGGAAGTCTATGATGGTATTTCCATGAGGTTGTGGAGAGATGGGGATATCGTTAATGACAAGGTTCCTTGCAGACTTGACGTTTTATTCGGGTATAAAGCAGTCCGTCCTGAGTGGGCTTGCAGACTGCCCGGCTAGGCTCATAAGCAAAACTATTTAAAGGCTTAATTAGGGAGGAGGAACTTTTAATCTCCTCCCTCAAAGGAGAGTAAAATGGCAGTTGAATATTTAGATAACGGGAATGACGATGGAACAAATTTCGGAAGATCAGATGGGAAAATCGGTTTTTATGGGCTGACCACTCCTATTGTAAAAGCGACCGTAACGCTTGGGGCTGGCACTACCACCACGCTTTTAAAAGCGGACGTGCTTGCCATTACAACCGCTCTCAGCAATCTTGGTCTTATCACCGCTGGATAAAAACAGGGGGGGCTAACCATGCCCCCTCGCTTTCAGGAGAAAATATGCACCTATTCCTTGCCGTAACACTATACGAAGACAAGCTTCATGGTGGGTGTTCGGAATCCGTATTAAAGAATTGTATCTCCTTAATGAACAAGGGGCATAAAGTAATGCCCTATTACAATAATGACTTGTATATTGATAGATCAAGAAACTTTTGCGTTAGCTTATTCTTGGATCAAGATTGCAGTGACATTGTTTTTATCGATTCCGACTTGGAGTTTGACGACGATGCTATACTGAAATTGATCAAGTATGATAAAGACATTGTAGCTGGGTCGTATAGATACAAAGAACCAGAGGAAGGCTACCCAGTGACTCTTGACTTCAGTAGGGGTGGAAATTGCAAGGAAGAAGCTACTGGGCTGGTTTATGCTACAAGGGCGCCTACAGGACTCATGAGAATCAATCGAAGAGTATTTGAAAAAATGATCCCTCACTATAGAATGAAATCTGATGAAAGAAATATTTTCCCATTCTTTGAAACAGGGATGCTTGAGCTTGGTGGTGAAGAAGACAACAACTGGTGGGGGGAAGACACCGCATTCTGCAGGAAGTGGATTGATATGGGGGGGG